CAGGCGATTATGCGTATTAAACAAGGTGGCTTAGTTCGTAATAAAGATGCATATGAAGACGAACCTTTGCCGGATAGAAGCAGGTTAGAATATTATGGCTAGGAAACAGACATTAGATGCAATTATACAATTGTACAAAAAACTTGGAGGGAATACTTCCGAGGTCCTTGGCACAAAAACAAATGTAAATTTTTTAGGAAAGGGTAAGTCTCCAGAGTTGATGTTGGACATGGACATCAACACAGAGGCATTAGGTGTACTACCAAGATCAAAAGCAGTAGAAGAATTAACAAGTTCTGTAGGTTACGCTGTATCAGGTAAACTGAATGACATACAAGCAAGTCAATTGTTATCTAATATGCAGAAGATGGATAGTGTTTACTTTCCACCTGCAGCGCCAGCGAATATTACAGATATGGCAACAAGAACTAGAGACTTAGATCAAGAAGGTTTGATGTCATTAAGAGATAAAGTAAGACCAATAGATGAACTTCAAAATTATACAAAGAGTGAAGGAGACATAATTCAAGATCTTGTAGATAGAAAATTTGGTAAAGGGTATTTCGATACTGTAGATGATGTATCAGCACCAACAGGTGCAGGACTTGAAGCGATCAAGTCTGTTAAGAATAATAGTTTAATTGTAGATGACTTAGTAGATAAAGTTTATCAAATGTCGGGAGTTGCAGAAAATGCAAAACCGGTAGCAAGAGCAAACGCTAGAGAGTTTTTAAACAGAGTAAAAGATTTAGAAGATCCAGAGTTTCCAGGGGGTACAACTTTATCCGGTGTTATGGAAGCAGACGATTTAAAATTTGCAACCGAAGGTGGCGGTGGTGGATTCGGTGATCCGTTATTACTAGTTCAAAAATACTTTGGACCAAAGGTTGCATCAGCAGTTGCAAAACTAGATTCACCAAATGACATACAAGAGTTTGCAGAAAATTTAGTTAAGATAAAAGATGCAAGAGGTAACTCAGTAACTAGTAGATACTTTGATCCCGAGTCTATCAATCCTGATGATTTTGAATTTGCAGATGGTGGACGTGTACCAATGTTTGCTGGTGGTGCCGCAAGAATGGGTTACCAAGCTTTACGTAAGTACGGTATTGAAGCAAAAGATATTTCAAGATTGTTTGCTAGTTTAGGATCTGACAAAAGTTTAGTTGGAAAAGAAAAAACTATGTACTTCAAACAATTGAATCAAGTACTAAAGAACCCTGATGACTTTCCAGATGGTATTAGAGAAATACAAATTAGATTAGGTATCGACCCAATAGGATTTAAAAGCGGTGGTCTTGCCGGCATCCTGGAGGTGTAATGCAAGAAGGAACTAAACTTAAATTAGAAGAACTAAGAAAACTTCTAAAAGCTGAACCTCAACCTATAACAATGGAAAGAGCTGAAAAACTTTTTCGACAAGCTTTTCCAGATATATCAGATTCATATAAAGGTATTTCAAAATATAGAAAAAAATATCCAAAATATTTTAAAGGTATTAATATCGCTGCAATAACTGATGAAGGCGATAAAATAAGAAACTATTTAGAAAGAATAACTAGAAATAAGACAGAACCTTTTACAACAAGCAGTTCAAAAATAAACAAAGCATCAAAGACTAATGCAAGTTCTCAAAAAATAACTAAAATTGTACAAAAATTTAACGAAGAAGGCGAAAAAGTTTTACTTAGAGGTGGTAGTCAATTCGCAGGAAGTCAATATGACGAGCTTTATAAGAATTCAAAAAAATTTAAAACGTTTTATGATGAAGCTTATGACACCCCATGGAATGAAGCACAGGCTTATCAAAAAGATAATGCTGCTAGATCTTTTAAAGTAAGGGGGGCATTTAAACCACCAGCAGGGTATACATTAAGTACAGAAGAATTTTTAGAAAAGATAGGAATAAAAAAATCTTCATTGGACACTTACATATCTAATCCGGAAAGATCTACGACAGGAAAATTTATAAAAGATAATTTTAATTTTAAAATGGGTGCTACTGCTCCTGGAGCTTTTGCAGCAGGTAAAGGAACTAAACAACGTTATTGGAAAGACCCATCAGAAGCTGCACTTAGAAAGTGGGACCGTTTTTTAAATGCTAGAATTATTACAAAAGACATGAGAGACAGAGTAGAAACTTTGTATGCTAATGATGATATAAAAGATTTAATTTTTAAACAGAAAAAACTTCCAAGTTTACCTATAGTTCAAGCAGCTTTAGGTAATCAATCACCCTCTATTGCTGCGAATGCAATGGCAACATTAGCAAGAGTTTTAAAAGGTGATGAATACAAAGGAGATATTAATGTTTCTAAAGATGTTGTTGCAGGTAAAAGAATATTAAATCAAATTGGTGATGTTGGAAAACGAAATGCATATCGAGTTGCATTTTATAATGCAGCTTTAGCAAACGTAGATCAATTGTATAAAAATGAAGCGGGTGCTTCGCTTAGTAGTTTTAAGACTGCTTTTAGAGATGAGCTTAAGAATATTTTAGATATACCTGAAAAAGGTAAAGTTCCTTTTAGTGTTAATGAAGTAATTGGAATAAGTACAGGTGAGATGAGAGGACTTCAACCTTATTCTGCTTTTGTAGATGTGGTAAGGTCTGACATAAACGAAGGACCACTTGCACAATACCAAGGAAGATTATCAAGATCTATAGGAAGAGTACAAGACGCTCTTGCTGTAGATGATGTTAAAGGTGCACAAAAAATTGCAGATGACCTAATAGCTAATGTCCCAACCTATAAAGGTTTTAAAGATTTATCTAAAACCCAATTAGAAAGTCTAGCATTACCAGAAATTAAGATCGGAAAAAAAATAGATCCAAGTATTTTTTCCCCTGCTCAGTTAAATGAGTACAAAGCAAAAGGATTAGATATTCAAGCCATGACAGATAGAGAAGGTTTTTATCTTGATCCAAAAGGTAGAAAACCGTTTTTTTCAGTTTCATCAGCACAGTTAAAAAAAGTTGCAAGCAACTTATCTGAAAAAGACAAACTAGCTGTTTGTAGTTTATTATCTCGTGGTGGATTACCTGGAGATTGCGCGGCTGCAATAGATAACAATCCAGTAAAAGCAGCACAGGTTTTTGAACAAGCTCCAGCGACAAATACCAGTATGCAGAAATTAAAGACAGCAGCAACAGGTTTTTTAAAATCAGGTGGTTTTAAAACATTTGGTGTAGCAGGACTTGCTGGTGGAGCTGCGGCTGCACTTGTAAAAGAATTTAGAAACGATGATATAACAAGTTATTTATCAAACGAAGATCAACAAAAAAATATGTTGGTAGATATGGCAACACAACCAATTGCACCAGATTTTGAAAGACCTAGTATTTTAGATTATCAACTACCTGCAGTTGGAGCATCACTAGCTGCATCAACAGCACTTGGTGCACCATCTACAATTAAAGCCAGTAGATCAAGAGGATTGGGTGTTGAACAAAAAGGATTAATAAGAACAGGTGGAAGAGTATTAGGTAGAGGACTTGGTATTGCAGCATCACCTGGAATATTAGCACCACTCGCTGCAATGGATATTGCAAATCAAATATCAGAAGGAGATTCAGCTGCAGATATTGCAACTAATCCTTTTAATTATACTTATCCATTATTTGCTGAACAGACAGACAAACTAACAAGGGGTTTAAATCCAACTTTTAGAAAAGTAGCTAGATTAGGTATGGCTAAACCAGCATTAAGATTACTATCAAGAGCAGGTATAGCAGGACTTGGTGCGTCTTTAGCTATACAAGGATTAGGATTATTAGATGACTAAAAAACTAACAACTACGATACCACCTCTTAGAGGGCCTAACCCACAGGGGTTGAATGTTCCTACAAAAAAGATTATAGTGGTGTCGAACTCGGAGAAAAATAATGTCAACAATAGACAAGTCTCTACCAAACGTAGAGCAGGAAATAAAATTACCTAGTGAAGAGGAGATAGCAGAAGCATCTCAAGCAAACGTAGAAGAACAAGTTGGACCAGAAGATGTTCAAGTTGAACAAGACGAAGACGGCGGTGCTACAATCACTTTTGATCCTGAAGCTGTAAACCAGCCAGGAACTAACGAACATTTTGATAACTTAGCAGACTTATTACCTGAAGATGTTTTAGGTAGATTAGGTTCTGAACTTTTTGAAAA